GTAGCCCAAGCGGCTCACGCAAGCGGATTTAAAGAAGAAAAAAGGGAAAAAGATTTATGCGTTGCCCTTGATTATCATAATACTTATTCTGCTGACCCTAAGTTTTGGGATACTTTTATCTATATGGCATGGATGAGAAAGTGGGAAGTTTATTGCGTTACTCATCATGTGGGTGAAAAGCAAAACGAAAAACTAATGGATAGTATTGGTAAAGTATTAGATAAAGACCATATTATCTTCACAATGGGTAAAGCTAAGATGGATTACTGTAAGTCTATAGGTTTGAATATAGATATATGGATCGATAACAATCCAATACATATAGTAGAAGATCCTACCTCGTAATGCCTTCAGTACCAATCTATACTAAGTGTGCTCAATTAGGCTGTAAGGAAGTAAGAGAAGGTAAAGGATCGTTCTGTCTATTACATAGGGGTAAACCCAAAGAGATTAGCCAAAATAGATATGAAGCGATGAAGGAATACCAATCGCCCTTTTGGAAGATAACTAAACGAATCCAATTAAGCCGATCTCCTCTATGCGGATCATGCCTTATTAGAGGGGTAGTAACACAGGCAACAGTTGTCGATCACCTATTTCCGTGGACTAAGATAGGTAAGGAAGCCTTTAAAAGAAACATCTGGCAGAGCCTATGCCCTGAGTGCCATAGTCATAAGACGGCATTAGAACAGAGGGACATAGTAGAGCACTACGATAAGGAATTAAAGGTCTATCGAGTCGCTGACTATGCCCTAGCTATGTCGCAAAGTAATCTTTAGAGTTGAAACTTAAAAATTCCGAAAGAGCTAATTAAGCAACGCGAGATATAATTACTCGCAAAGTAATTTGACGAAGGGGGGGTCATAGATGTAATATTCCTTCCATGAACAAAAAACCGCCAGAACTCCACTTAATCGATGGAACTAAAAGCAGAAGCCGAGATATGGCAAGCCTGCCTGAATCCATTAAAAAAAGAATTCCTACCGCAGAATGGTTAGATAATCCTGAAGGCTGGAACAAACAAAAGTTTATTGAAGAAACTGCCGACTTTCTTTATTCGGTATACGGCATCGGTAACGACCAAGATAAACACGCTTTATCTATTCTTGCAGATCATGTAGAAACCTATGTTGACTGCTCGTTAATGCTTAAAGTAACCGATAAAGATGGCAAACGGAAAAGCCGTCTAGTAATTCCTCAAAATAACAATGCGACTCTCGCACCTAGTCCGTGGCTGAGTATTCGAAATAAAACAACAACTCTTATTATTCAATTAATGAATGAATTAGGGCTTACCCCTAGAAGTCGGCTATCTTCAGGAAAGATGGAAGATAACTCTCCTGTCGCTAAATTCCTTAAAGGACCATTTGCTTCATGAGATGGGAATCTGGGCTGGAATATGCTCACGATGTAATTAAAGGCGAAATTAATGTTTGTCGAGATATTCGTTTAGCTTGTCAACGCTTTATTAATCAATACGAAAATAAAGAATGGGAATGGGTATTCGATGAGAGAGTTCCTCAGCACTTTCTTTCATTTGCTTCTAATCTAAGACATACAAAGGGTCCACAAGCTGGCGAACCTATTGATCTTGATCCTTTTCAAATTCTTCTTATTTGTGCTGTTTATGGCTTCAGAGGAAAAAAAGATCAGAATAAAAGAATGGTAACGGATGTAATACTATTCATTCCTCGTAAGGCTGGTAAATCAACTTTAACTGCGGCAATCGCACTCTACGAACTTTTATGCGGTGAAGCTGGAGCAGAAGTCTTTACATTAGCTACTAATAGAGAACAGGCAACTATTGTATTTGATGCGGCAAAAGGATTTGTAGAATCTATGCCTTCCGATCTATCAACTCTATTTAATGTCAGTCGTTACGAAGTAAAAAAAACAGGCGATTCTCAGTCAATGTTTAAAGCTCTATCTAGAGATACGAAAAAAACAGGTGACGGCAAAAACGCTTCTTGTGTCATAGTCGATGAGGCGGCACAAATCGTGGATAGAAACTCAATAGAAGTATTACACTCAGGGATGGTAGCAAGACAAAATCCATTACGGATATATATTACAACTGCCAGCTTTACAAAGGATACAAAATTCTATGAAGATATGTCTATGTATCAATCAATGCTTTATGGAGATGCTACAGATAATCCTAGATGGTTTGGACTTTTATACGGCTTAGACCCACAAGACGATTGGAGAGATCCAAAAATATGGGCTAAAGCTAATCCTATGCACGGAATTTCAGTCTTTGAAGATGCTATTGCACAAAGAGCAGAAGAAGCTAAATACAAACCAGCAGTATTAAATGAGTTCCTATGTAAAACACTTAATATATATGTTAGTGCTAATACTGCTTGGCTTGATAGATCAATGTGGGATAAAGCAACTGAAGAAGATGATGGAAGAACTCCTGAAGCAGTCTTTATTGGATTTGACTTAGCGGCAACAAGGGATTTAAACGCAGTATGTACTTTAAAGCGTTACGGAGAATTAGACTATAGAGCTGAGTTTCAATTCTTTTTGCCTGAAGTTGGTTATGAAATTATCCCAAAACATTATCAAGATATATTTAGAGTTGCGGTGGACTCAGGTATTCTCAGATTAACAGAAGGTAATGTAATGGATGATAGGGAGATTTCTGCCTATATTATGCAACAATCGGAGAAGTATGATATTAAAGAAGTAGGCTACGATGCTTATAATGCGGCATCTTTAGTGGCAAGGCTACATGACAATGGAGTTCCAGTAAAAAAAGTGGGACAAGGTATGGCTGTATTATCAAATCCATCAAAATATGTAGAGAAACTGATATTAAATCAACAGATAAAACATAATGGCAATCCGTTTTTAGGATGGCAATTAGGTAACTGCGAAGTATATGAAGATGTGAATGGTAATATAAAAATAAGAAAAAACGAAGCTGACAAATCTGCTAAAGTTGATGGCATAATTGCTATGATTATTGCGGCACATTGTTCATTAGATAATCCGTTTACATCGAATAGCTTTGGATTTCGCAGTTTTTAAGGTAATATCGTAAAAAAATTGGGGGTTTATATGGGTGTTTTAGACATTTTCCGCACTAAGAAAACAATAGCAAAAGAAAATAACACTCTATTTGGTCAAACCCAATTAGGTAACCAGATTGTTCGCCAGACCCAAGACGGCAAGGGCGGTGCTAATTTTCAGCTTTTATATGTAACTACAAGCTCTACGACTAATGCTGGTCGTATTGTAGATATGTCCGTGCTGACTAGAAACAGCACAGTAATGAGTTGCGTAGGAGTAATTGCTAGAGCTTTATCTCAATGTTCAATCTATATTGCTTATGAAACAGATGATGGCACTTTTGTGGATGCCCTTCAATCCGATAAGGCTGGTTCTAGAGATAAAATTAAAGCAAAGCAAGTTAAGAATCTTTTAAAAGAGCCTAATAACTTTCAAAGCCAATATGAGTTCTGGTATCAATGGACTATGTGGCAGTTGCTATCTGGCGAAACATTTACTTTGCTTTTCCGTAAAGACCAAGAAGATGCTTCACAAACACCTATAGAGCTATATAACTTGGACTCTACGCTGATTACTACGCAAATGAATCCAGCTAGATACCCTACTTATCGCCTTTCTACCCCTTCTTATGGATTTAATCGTGATGAACCTCTTGCATCGCACCAAGTTATTCATATTTCTGAAGCGGCATGGCAAGGAAGTGCTGGTTTTAATAAAGGAATTTTGGCGACTGAATTGGTTGCCCTAGATCAAGATATTGATTTATATGCCAACTATGTAATGCAGAATGGTGCAAAACCTAGCGGTATGTTTATTACAGATCAAGTTATCCCTGATGTGAAATATAAAGAAATTGCCGCTCGATTAAAAGAGGCTTGGGCAAGTATGACAGGCTCTAGACCTACCGATTTAAGCAAGCCTGGTCAAAGTATTATGTTAGATAACGGAATGAAATATGAAGCCGTTAAAATGCTTTCACTTCAAGATGCGGATGCCGCTAAATTAAAAGAACAGACTATTACAAGGATTTGTGCGTTATTTGGTGTGCCACCACAGATGCTAGGTTTGGCAGCTGGTAAATTTAATAATACTCAAACCTTGCTGGATGAGTTTTATAAGACTACGATGTATCCAATGATTATTAGTATTGAACAGAAATTTAAACAATCTTTATTAAAAGGTTATCCTAATCTTTCTATTCGATTTGATACTAAAGATTTCTTAAAAGGTGCGGCATTAGATCAAATGAATTTTGTTAATGCTGGAGTTGCTGGTGGTATTATGACTCCTAATGAAGCTAGACAATATATGAATATGCCTAAATTGGATGGTGCTGATGAGTTATTAGCGGTTAATGCAAAAGCAATTTCTTCTGATAATGTTGCAATCGGAACAAAAAATGCTAAAGTTCAAGCATTGCCGGGAAGTTCACCGCAAGATACTGGTGGCGGTGGTGGGAATCAAACAAATAAAATGAATATAGGTAAAACATGAAAACAGTTAATAAAATAATTGGTCTTTTTGGTTATCAGATTCATAAAAGTAATGTTAAACTACCAAAAAAACCTGTGCCGTCCCCAAAAATACAAGATAATAATCAGGCTATCAACAATGGGGCTATAAATGAATCAAAACCTAAATCTAATCTGCGAAGCAAAACTAAAACTCAGCAAATTCTCTCAGGAAGATCCAAGCGGTCAACTTGAAGCTAGAGTAACTACTTGGGGTGCCAGAGAAGGTGCCGATGGTAGAAAGTTTAATTATCAGCCTGAAGGTTTTTCAGATTGGGCTAATGAGTTTGCTAAAAGCGGTAAACCTTTACCTATGTTTTTAAATCATAATGATATGGGTATGCCTGTTGGTCAATGGACAGAATTTAATTTTGATAAAGAAGGAATGCTTGCTAAAGGCGAACTCTTTATGAATACCACGACTGGTTCAGATTTATATGAAGTATTAAAAAACTCTCCAAATCTTTTTGGTGGAGTTTCTGTTGGTGCTTATGCAGATGAAGCCCAATTTGTTGATCAATACGGAGACCCCACAGATGATGATGATGAAGAATCTTTTTTCCAAATCACTAAAGGTGGTTTGCGTGAAGTTTCAGTTGTTATGTATCCAAATAATCCAAATGCTGAAATCCATAAATTAGAGTGTTTTGATGCTGAAGGGCATCTTAACCCTAGATTAGTTGAGGAAGCCTTGCGTGAGGCAGGACTTTCCAAGAAGGGTGCGACCACCGCATCTTCCGTCTTTAAAAAAATTCTAGAGTTGCGTGATGCTACCAAGAAGATTATTAAAGAAACCCCACAACCAAGTGAATTGGAAGCGGTGGTAAATGAAGCTGACGAAATCCTTAAAGCTCTAGAGCTAAGAGAGATTAAGAAAGCATTATCTAAACGCATCAAATAAAGGAATTATTATGATTGAGCAAATCACGGAAAAGCTAGATGCTATTGAAGTATCTAACGAAGCTAAAATCCAAGCAGTAAAAGAAGAAGCCGTTGCCGCCATTGAAGCGGCTAAAGCAGAATTTTCTGAAAAGGTTATTGCTTTAGAAACCAAAATTTCACAAGTGCAAGCTCCTGAAATCATGCGATCTCCAGCTAAATCAGTAAAGCAAGATGTTAATCGTCTAGTTACTGAGCAGTTGAAGAAGATGGTTAAAAAAGGTCGTCTTGAAAAAGAATTCGTCATGTTTGAAGATGAATCACAATATCAAGCCTACTTAAAAGAAGATGGCTCACAAATCGGTAATCCAGCTGGTTATGGTGGCGGTTACAATGTCGGTGGTCGTACTGCCTACGATCCTGTATTCCACAAAATGCGTTTGATGAATCCACTTCGTGGAGTTTCACGCAATGTAACTACTGATGGTTCTGTTTATCAGTTCCGTGCAAAAACTGGCAATGCTGGTGCTCAATGGGGTTATGCAATCCAAAACAACGGTGCTCCAACAACTGAAAACACCAATATTTGGCAAGTAGTTCTTCAAGATATTAACGTACAGTTCCCAATCCGTACTGCCGCACTTGACGATATCGATGGCTTAGAGTCCAATGTTGTAGATGATATGTTGCTTGAATTTAGTCAGCAAGAAGGTATTGCTATGATTCAAAACAATGATCAAGTATCTCCAACTGGTAATCCTACTGGCGGTTCTAATGGTATTCGTGGTTTGAATCAATATGCTGGTGCTAACTCTGTTTACACTGGTGGCTCTACTTCTACTGCCGCTTTCGGTACTTCAGGAACAGCATCTACAGATGGATTGGCTTCGATTGGTACTTATGACCAATTAACTTCAAACACAAATACAGTTAATGGTAACAACATCACTTTTGATGATGTAATCACATTCTTGCATAGCCTTCCACAAGAATACTGGACTCCAGATGCTAAAATTATCGTTAATCCATTCATGCTTGCACAGATTCGTGGCTTAAAAGATACAAACGGCACTCCAATTTTTGATCGTATGACACCATTGATTACTGATGGTATTGTTGGTCAAATTGCTGGTTTTGATGTTGTTGTTAATAAGTATCTTGATACTCCTTATCAATCAACTACTGGTGACGCTGGAACAACTAGCTTGTACCCAATGTTCTTCGGTCAATGGTCACGCTTCCACACAATCGTGGATCGCTTGAATATGGTATTACGTCGTTATGACCAAACATTGCCAGGATTTATAACTTTCTTCGGAGAGAAGCGTTTGGCAACTTCTGTGGTTGATCCATTTTCTGCAATCCGTTATCGTTCTACTGGTACTGCAACCTAAAGAGATGGGGGAGGGAAACTTCCCCCTCTTTTAATTTTTTTACTTGGAAATAAAATGGCTAATCTAATTCTTGAAGCAGTCCAAAAAGCCCTTAAAAAAGGTGAGGCTACAGTAAACCTTAAAGAAGCATCACAACTTACTGGCTCTGGTTCTGGAGTTGGTGGTCAAACAATTTATGATGATGCGTTTGCTTCGCTTCGTCAAAACAACCCTATTCGTAATGCTGGCGCTAGAGTAATTGAAACTATTGGCTCTGATGAGGCATTTGTAGTAAAAACTGGAAATATTACTAACCTACAACAAGGCGGAACATTTAATCCTTGGGGTTATCCAATCAATAGCAATAATGCGAATGCCGCTACTGGTATCGCTACCACTTATTGGCAGTTGCCAGTTCGTTCTGTTAATGCCGTAGTGCCAATCCGTACTGCGGTAATGAGCGATATTAACAATATTGATCCAGCGATTGTTGGAGATATTGCTTTGGAATTTGCTCAACAAGAGTCACTTTCCATGATGTTGAATAATGACCAATCAGGTTCAACGACTTATAACTATGGCGCAACACAAGGTTTGCGTGGTTTAAATAGTTATTCTGGTTCTACTTCTGCCGCTTCATTTGGCACAAATGGTTCTGCAATCACTAATGGTCGTCATACAGTTCTTGAAGTAACGCAGGCATCTCCTACAGCTATTTCTTATAACGATATTGGTAATTTGGCTTCTGCGCTTCCTCCTCAATATTGGGTTGATCCATCAACTGCTTGGATGATGCACCCATCCACTATTAAACAAATCCGTGAATTGACTGGTGGTTCTACTGGTTTGCCAGTATTCCTAGAGGTTGGTAACCCAATGGGAGGTTCTGTAACCAGCATCTTTGGTTTCCCAGTTATCGTCAATCCGTATATGGATGTAGCAGGCTCTGGCAATCATCCTATTTATTTAGCGGCTTGGAGTCAATTTGTGACTATTGCTGATAATGAAATGATGAGCATTCAGGCTCTTGAGCAAGCACAGCCTGGATTCATTACTCTTTTCTGTGAAAAGCGTGTTGTTTCCACTATTCGTGATGTTTTTGCTGGCGTTAGATTGGTAGGCTAATATGCCATTAGACAGTTTAACTAATGGTCCTTATCTTGGGACTACTAGGAATCCGTTTAGCTACGAAAAAATTGAGCAAGTCAGCCGTGATTTACAGACTGAATGGCTCACTCTTGATGAGATTACCCAACAGCTAAATTTATTTCAAGATGAAAGCCAAGATACTTATCTTCAAAGCCTTGAATTAGCCACTAGGTTTGCTATAGAGGACTATCTTGGTATGTCGATATTCCCTATCACTTGGAAGGTTTACTACGGAGCTACAAATGGCATGACAGGCACTCAATCTGCCTTTGATTTGCCAGAAGTTAGCCAAGCTAATCAAAATACTGCTGGAGTTGTTATTAATTCCGTGTCTTACTATACTGGCGGTAATCCACCAGTTCTTACAGTATTAGATGAAAGTCTTTATTTTTATGATCCTACTGGTAATAAAATATTAGTAAGTAGTATTCCTAATGATATTAGCGAATGGATAACTAACCCTGTAATTGTTACTTATACAACTAATGCAAGTCCTATAGCTCAATATCCTGTTATTAAACAGGCGGCTTTATTGCTTTTAACCCACTTATATAATAATCGTAGTAATAGTTTTCAAGGTGCGTTAAATAATATTCCTTTTGGGATAGATCAGCTTCTTAGAGCTTATAAGCCTTTGGTGATGTAATGACAATCGCACGGTATGAGAACTTTACAATAAATCGATTAACCTTTGGTACTGATACTTTTGGTCAATATACAACGACTATTACAAAATGGTTTTCTACTAGAGGTCGTGTAAAGGATGTTCATAATAATACTCAAATCACTAAAGATGAAAGAGTTTATACGGATTTAACCAATTTCACAGTTAATTACACTCCTAATACTAGAGAAATAGTAGATAACCAAAATCTTTATAGTATTACTTGGAGAGGTTTTGATTGGAGAATTACTGATTGTTTAGAAACAAATGATCGTATGAATGTGATATTTATGTGCTATAGAAACGATCCTGTGGTACCTGTATGACAACTCAGCAAAATCCTTCGGTATATGCACAAGCTATTCAATATCAGCTTACAAGCATTGTTAGCCCTATTCCTGTTTATGCAAACTTTAATCGCAATTTTGCAAATGAACCTAAATGGATTACTTGGCAATTAAGGAATGTTCATCAACCTGTATATACTGGTTCTAATCAATCAGTTAAAGGTATAGATAGACCTATTTTTCAAATAAGCGTTTTTGCACAACAAATGGATGACGCTTTTAATATATCGAACTCTATACTACAATCCTTGCATGGATATAGTGGATTGTTTGGTGGTGTTTCAGGCTTTCAAATATCTAAGGCAGATGTAGATTGGCTTTACAATACATACGATAATACGATAGGATTGCATCATATTATTATGGACTGCACTCTTGATATTCCGTGCTAATAAGATAGAATTTATTAAACTCTTTTAAAAGGAATTAAAAATGGCTCTCCCAAATCAAGTCCTCCCAGGATTTTCGGCATCGTTATGGTGTCAAACTGGAACAACTCCAACTGCTTTAACTTTAACTCAGCTTTCCACATGGACTGCTGAAGTTGCTGATATTGTTGGCACAGTAGCTAATGGTACTGGAACTTCTGGTGAACAGTTAAATGTAGAGACAATCCCTAAGTTTGGTCAAGATGATGCTTCTGCTTCTTTTATGGTTGCTGGTAGCCGTCAATCAGATCAAATTCCTACACAAAGTAAACCAACTTCAATGACTATTGTTGCTCCGTGGAATCCTAGCGATGCTGGTTTATTACTTATGCGTGGCGATGCTTATAGTGGCATTATTGATCGCACTTATGTTGTTGCCGCAGTTAGCGGTGCAGATACAGTAGCTTATGCTTTCACTGGTCGTGTATCAGAATTTAGTATTGATGCCGCACCCGGAAAAGAAGCTACTTGCACATTCTCTATTCACCCTAGAGGAAATCAATACGGCTGGTCTAATAATACTTAATAATGAAAGTTCAATTTGCAAACGGCAAAGTTTATGATGCGGATAATATAGATCACGCTATTAAACTTTGTCTTGCAGATGGACATGATCCATTTAAACCTAAAGCAGTTATTGAAATCTATATTAAAAAAAATAAAAAACCTAAAATAGAAGAAACAATAGAAGATGAAAATAGAGAACAATACTGATCTATTAAGCTATTTAATTAGTCAATCCACTTCTGGGGTTAAGAATTGGTTTGGGTTTTCACAGCAAAAAATTACTGGTATTCATACTGTTTACGAAATTGCAAAAAATCACGCAGATACTATGACTCCAGAAGAAGTTGTTGAGTATGTTATTAGATTAAATAACTCTATCTATCATAAGATGATTAAGGTAGATAATGCCTAGCGAATCTGTATTATTTAAAGTAAAAGGTTTTCAAGAATTTGAAGATTTACTGCTACAAATTCGTGATGATTTTGGTGTTAAAGATGCAAAAAATATATTAAAAACAGCAGTAAAAGATGCAATGACTCCTGTTTTATTAACCGCTAAATCTTTAGTAGCAGTAGATACTGGAGCATTAAGAGCATCTTTGCGGATAGAGGCACGATCTCCTAATAGACGAGATAAAAATTCTAGATATGTTTTAGATACTGATACTATTATTGGAACTGTAACAACGGCTCCCGGAAATGTTTTAGCTAGAAGATCATTTTATAATTTACATAATAAAAAGTCAAAAATTAAACAAGTTGGTATTCCTTCTGATGCTAGAGCTAATGTGCAAGAGCATGGAAGTTATAAAATGGCGGCACATCCTTTTCTTAGACCAGCTTTAGAAAGTCAAGGAGCAAATGCCGCAAGTAGTTTAGGTGAAAAATTGGGTAAAAGATTAGAGCAATATAGATCAAAACACATGACAAAATAAGGATATAAAATGAGTAATTTTGCAACCGCATTAGGTAAGTCATTTAATAAAGATACTATCCGCATTCGTTCTTTTGAATTGGGTGGTCATACTTTTAAAGTAAAAATTCCACTTACATCTGATTTTGATGCGATGCAAGAAAGAGTAAAAGTATTAGATGAAGCTAAACAAGAGAAGTATTATTTAGAGCTTTCTAAGCCATTTTTGGATAATAAAGAAGAATTCTTAAAAGAGGGTGATGTTGAATTTACTGATATTGATGTAATCATAAAAGGCACTTCTTTAAAAGAAACCGCTAAAAATAAAATTATTACAGAAAATCGTATTGTTGAATTATTCAAATTTATTGTCCCTGAAGAAGAATTTGATATGAATTCTATTACTTATGACATGATTGAAGAATTATTCCCATTTTCCATCCAATTACAAGTTATAGAGTGTATTAATGAAGTAATTTCCCCAGCTTATAAAGCTACAAAGGGAAAGTAGTAAGGTCAGTCCCTAGACAAGTTAGGGCTTATCTAACGGCTCATGGAACTGACCCAAACTTAATAGATCAAGAAACATTCCACGATATATGTGTCTTATATAACGATGGGATGATTGGTAATTCTGGAATTTTAGAAACTCTAGGCAATTTAACTGCTGGAGTCTATAATTATATGCGTAGCACTAAAGGTAAAGCCTACACATTACAAGACATTATTCCCAATTCTTATGATTATATGTATCCGCCAAAATCGGATCAAGAGAAAAAGGAAATAGCAAGTCAGCAATTGCTTACTTATATCTTAATGAGTCCTAATGCACCTAAAGCATTAACGGAGAAACAGAATGGCTAATGTAGCAAGACTAGGTGTTGTAATGGGTCTAGATACCGCAGAGTTCTCTGCTGGGCTCCAAGCTGTCAATAAAAAAGTTGAAGAATTTAAAGATAAACTAATTGAGCTTGGATCATTAGCCGCTTTTGGCGAGATGACTTTAAAGGCCATGGAGTTTGCAGATTCTATAGTTAAAACAGCTAAAGCAAATGATGTAACTACCGCTTCAGTATTAGAGCTTTCTAAAGCCTTAGAAGAAAATGGTGGGTCGGCAGAAATGACTTCACAGATTTATTCTGGTTTTAATCAAAAAGTAGAAACTGCGGCTTTAGGTAGTGCAAAAGCCCAAGAATCTTTTGCTAGATTAGGAGTTTCTCTTAATGATATTCGTCATTTATCCTCTCAGGATTTATTTGAAAAGACAATTGCTGGTTTAGCAAAAATCAACGATTCGGTCACTAGAAATGGTTTGGCTTTCCAAGTTTTAGGTAGATCAATTCGTGGTGTCGATATTGTTGGTTTAGCACAAACATTGGAAGAAACCAAAGGGAAGATGGATCAATATGCTGAATCCGTCAATCAAGCTCATGCTCTACATCTTCAAATGGAAGCCAGTAGCCGTCAAGTTACCTTAGCTTTTACTGCCGCTTTTATTCCGTCTCTTGATGCCGTAAGGAAAGCATTGGGCGATACTACTAAGGAGGGCGGTGGAGTGGTAGGCATGATTACAGATGTAATTAATGTGCTTGGTGTAATGTTCCGTTATACAACCACAACAGTTGTTATTTTGGTAGATACTTTTAAACTTGCTGGTCAAACAATTAAAGAGAGTTGGGATGCTCTTTTTACAGGAAGCACTGCAAAAATTAATAAACTTTTTGATGAATACAATGCTAAATCAAAAGCAATGGTTGATGCAGATGCTAAGTTTTCAGAAGATTTATTAAATCCTAAAAGCGGAAGCTCAAAACCACAAGATGACCCAGCCGTACAAAGGGAAGTTATTAATGCTAATGCTGCAAAATTGGGATCGGCACAAAATTTAACTGCTGAATACAAAAAACATTCCGATCTAATGCTTCAACAAGCAGTTCAAGCAAGAGATTTGTTAAACCTAACAAAAGATCAAGCATCCGTTCAAGTTGCAGTTAATAAAGTTATTGATGATAATAAAAAAGCAGTTGATGCTATTGATAAGCAAATTGCCGCCGCCAAAGGAACTCAGGGTAGTGGAGCTTTAATTGCAGAATATCAAAAACAAAAGCAAGCTATTTTAGATTTAAAGCAAACTTATATTGACTCTACAAAAGCAGAAGTTCAAGCAACAATAGATTTTCAAAGAACATTTAGTTTTGGCTGGAATAAAGCATGGGCTCAATATAAAGAAGATGCTGGTAATAATGCCAAGATAACTGGTGATTTATTTAATTCAGTTATTGGTTCTATGAATTCTGCATTAGATACATTTGTGACTACTGGAAAATTAAATTTTTCTAGTTTTGCTCAAAGCGTCATTCAAGACATTGAAAAGATTATTTTAAAAGCAATGGTTGCTAAAACTATGACCGCCGCTTTTGGAGGAACAGCATTTGGTGGTTTGTTGGGTTTTGCTGATGGCGGATCACCTCCAGTAGGAGTGCCTTCAATAGTTGGTGAACAGGGTCCTGAGTTATTCGTGCCAAATCGTTCAGGAACAATCATCCCAAATAATCAACTTTCTTCAGTTTTGGGTAGCGGTGGAAGTAGTGGTCCCACATACAATGGTCCATATATTGCTAGTATGTCCGCTATTGATACTCAGTCAGCTGTTCAGTTCTTAGCTAGAAATAAAACCGCAGTATGGTCAGCGAATCAATCTGCTCAAAGAGGACTGCCTACAAGCAGATAATGTATGCCTAATTTAACTACAATTTTATCAATAAGCGAACAAGTAACTGTTAATGACCAACGGTTTGTAGGTCAGGTTGTTTCACGGAATCAACGGATTGCTACAAGTGAGATTTTGACTGTAGTTCCTTTCCAATTTGAATTTAAGCCAAATGATTATTTGCTTTATTCTCAAAATAGAGATTTACTTGCAAATCTTCGTTATTACGATAAATCTTTAACACAGTATTTAAATTTTGGCTCTACTGGCTGGGTGAATTATATTTCCTATAGAGGTCAA